ACATTGAATCATTTATTCAATTGAAAGAAGAGTTTTCTGATGCAGTTTTTATTCGTGAAGTAGTTAAACGTCTTGAAAATTATGGGGTTGGTGCGCTTTTAAATAAATTTCGTCAAGAAAAGAAAAATGCAAAGAGAGGTCGGAGAGTTGCTAAAACTGTTGGTGTTATAATTTCTAGGTTTACAGATCAATTAGAACTTTTTGATGCTGAGGTGTATTATGAGGCATTAGAAGGAACTTTGGCTGAAGCTGGGTATTACCCAACTAATTTTTCTAATATTTGGAAGAATGAAACTAACGGTCAACTAATTAAGTTGATTGTTCTTCCCGCACGGCATGAAAGTTATAAAGTTGTTACGACCTGGAAATCTTTTAAAGACTGTATTATGTTCAAAGAATTAGAGGATAATAATATTGTCACTCTCAAAACAGCGTAAAGAAACTTTCACTAAGTGGTATCGCTGGTCACTTTCCATAAAGGATTGTGATCCAGCAATATCCATGACCAACTACTTGTTCCGTAGGTTCGAGCATAACAAAGAACAACAACTTTGGATTGCTTGGATCTACGGAACAACCTATCACCTTCCAACTACTTGGGTGATCTGGAATGAGTTCCCAGACATGGAGCTTGTTGGTGTTGATAGATTACAGAAGTGGAACAATGATAACTACAAGAGGCTACGTTATCAGACAGACACTAAATGGAACAAGGGACATCTTCCTCAGCAATTCATATCATACAAGAACTGGGTTGGAGATCGTTCACAGCAGGAATCTTTTTATAAAGGGTTTGTTGAAGGAAGTCCAAAACTAAATTTTAGAAATTTGTTTGAAGAAGTCAAAACGAAGTTCCATAAATTTGGTCGTTACTCCACTTGGTTTTATTTACAAACACTAAAGCAGTGCTGCGGATTTCCTATTGAACCAGACAGTCTAATGCTTGAGGATTATAGTGGTTCTCGCTCTCATCGTAATGGTTTGTGTCTAGCTTTAGGTAAAGATGATTGGTATGATAAGAAGCTTGATGCTGAGGAACTGGCATATCTAGACGTACAGTCATATATGATTCTAGAAGAAGTTCGCAAAGAGTTTCCTAATACCGATTACTTTGACATGGAAACTTGTCTTTGTTCCTTTAAGAAATTATTTAGAAAAAGTCGTGGTAGATATCTAGGATACTATCTTGATCGTCAGGCTGAAGAAATTCAGCAGTGTGAGCAGGATGATTGGTTTGGTATTGATTGGAAACCACTTTGGGATTCTAGAAATGAAACCATAAATAATAAGCTGTTGACTAATAAGATAAATCATAGTAAGATGGCATTGTACCTTGACAATAATGTTCTAGATGCTACTGGATTATTTGAAAACAATAAAGTGGGTCTAGATTTTTTTATGGAGTGATCATGAAAGTAGTTGCGTTGATGGGAGAACCAGGGTGCGGCAAGTCCACCCTTATGCGTAGACTTATGACTCAGTGGAGATTTGATGCTACCACTCTTAAACAAGATTTCAAACTAGTTCCTTATCATTATAAAGGCTTTCCTAACGGAGACATTTATATCCTCGGTAAGTATGAGGAAGGTGAAGTCTTTGCTGGTACAGACCGTATGAGTATGGCTGTTCAGCCTGAAGCTATTAAGTTTCTTGATACGCTACCTGACACTGCTATCGTTTTGTTTGAAGGCGACAGACTTTGCACCGCATCATTCCTAGAGAATTGTGCTAACAAGTTTGATACTAAAATCATTTACCTACAAACCGACAGAGATATCCGCAAAGAGCGTTATGCTGAGCGTGGTAGCAATCAAAATGAAACTTGGTTGACAGGTAGAGAATCCAAGATTGGTAACATCCTTACCAATATGGAACTGATGTTCATTACTGAGAAGATGAAGAATAATAATATTGAAGAACAGAACAGTGTTGTTGACTATATTAACACTTTGCTTTAGAATGGGGTTATGATGAAGAAGGTTGAGGAAGTTGCATATAAATACGATGAGGACGATTCCCTAGAAGAAATTAAGAGATATATTGATGCTACCTATGGGCAGCATTATTCACAGAATAAGTATCAGGCTACTGAATTTATTATTGATGGTGGCCATGGTACTGGTTTCTGTATCGGGAATGTTCTCAAGTATGCCCAGCGTTATGGGCGTAAGGGTAGCAGAGAAGATTGGCGCAGTGATCTACTAAAGGTTATTCATTACGCTATCATTCAGTTACATGTGCATAATTTAGAAGATCGAGATGAGCAAGGTATTTAATTATGAAATTTAATTATTTAGAAGAAGTTGATGTTCTTGTTATAGATGATTTTTATAGCAAGGATAATCTAAAAGAAATAAATGCAGAGCTGACAGCATTAACAAGTCCTGCTATAATGAAATCCAGTAATTCTTCTTCTGGTGGTGCGTTAGGTGCATTAACAAATAATATTGGAGAACCTCTAACTTCTAAAACTGGACTGTATCTAGAGAAATATTATACAAAAAACATTCTTGAAAGATCAGCTTTAGTTAGATTGACACGAGAAATTATAATAAGTCAAAAATTCTTAAAGAAGCTGCATGAAGTAAATCCTTTCTTTAAAATTATTGGTAGTGAAGAAATTTATGCTAGTCATCTTTTATCTTATTACGAAGATGGAGATTATTATGCTAGACATCATGATATTTCTTCCTTTACTTTTTTCGCTTATTTCCATAAGAAACCAAAGAAGTTTGCTGGTGGTGATTTAACTGTTTACTCTTATGATAATAAAAAGCAAGTAGATATTGAACCTAATGACAATAGAGTTATTTTGTTCCCTGGATGTACAGAGCATGAAGTGAAACGTGTTAATTCAGAATTCAAACATAGTTATAGTGGTAAGGGTCGTTATTGTTATAGTATGTTTTTCAATATTAACACCATACCTCGAGTTGGCTGATATAAATAACTAAGTTGAGTTTATAATAATAGAAAGGTGATTTTATAATGGAAGTCAAGCTACCAGTTGAAGAACTACGAAAGCGTAAGCTCTTTATTGCCACTCCTATGTATGGTGGTATGTGTGCGGGTATGTTTGCTCGTAGCACTAACGATCTATCTGCCCTTGCTGTAAAGTATGGTATTGAGCTTCGTTACTACTATCTCTTTAATGAATCGCTAATCACTCGCGCTCGTAACTATTGCGTTGATGAGTTTATGCGTTCAGATGCCACTCATCTACTATTCATTGACTCTGATATTGGTTTCAATGCCAATGACGTAATCACGATGCTTGCGTTACAGTCCGATGAAAGTGAATATGATATTCTATGCGGTCCTTATCCTAAGAAGTGTATCTCTTGGGAAAAGATTAAGTTAGCTGTCGATAAGGGTATGGCTGATGACAATGTCAATAACCTAGAGAAGTATGTTGGCGATTATGTGTTCAATCCTGCTGGTGGTAGAACTGAAATTAAGATTGATGAACCTGCTGAGATCCTAGAGTCTGGCACTGGGTTTATGATGATTAAGAAGTCAGCACTAGAGAAGATGGGTAAGGCATATCCTGAACTAGTATACAAGCCTGACCATGTACGCACCGCAGCGTTTGATGGCTCACGCCTTATCATGTGTCTGTTTGATGCTCTTATTGATAACAAGTATGCGCATCTTCGTACTGACATTAGGAAGTTCTATGATAAGAATCCTAATGCTTCGCAAGAAGATGTGTTGAAGTATGTTGATGATACCATGCATGATGCAGATGGTAATGAATACTCTAATCGCTACCTGTCAGAAGATTATATGTTCTGTCAGTGGGCACGAAATATTGGTTTACAGGTATGGTTATGCCCGTGGATTCAATTACAGCATGTTGGAACTTATGTGTTCGGTGGTTCCCTTGCTGACTTGGCATCTGTTGGTGCTGCCGCTACAGCCGATCCGTCCCAGCTTGGTAAGAAATCTTAAGGAGATAATATAATGAAGTTTAGTGATGTGACTCTTGATGTGTTGAAGAATTTTTCCTCTATTAATTCTAGCATGCTTTTCCGTAGTGGTAATACAATTCGTACTATCTCGCCGCAAAAGACTATTATGGCGAAGGCAGAAGTTGACGAAAGCTTTGATAAGGATTTCGCGATTTATGATCTGCCACGTTTCCTAGGTGTTATGTCTTTGTTTGAAAAGCCAGAAGTGACTTTGAATGACAAGGAAGCAGTCATCCTAGATAACTCGCGTAAGCTAGTATATACCTATGCTGATGCCTCGACGTTTGCTACTCCTCCTTCTAAGGATGTAACATTCCCTGATGCTGAAGTTAATTTTACTCTAAAGAACGAAGATCTTCAGAAGGTTCAACGTGCTGGTAATGTTCTTCAGCTACCTGAAATTGCTGTGGTTGGTGATGGTACGACTATCGCGCTGAAGGCGTATGATAGCAAGAACCCAACAGCTGACTCTTATGTTGCAACTATTGGTACGACTGATCGTGTGTTTAATGCAATCTTTAAGAATGAAAACTTGAAGCTTATCCCCGCTGACTATGACGCATCCGTTTCGTCTAAGGGTATCTCCAAGTTCACTTCTGCTAAGATTACATATTGGATTGCCACTGAGGCAACTTCAACTTTTAACTAATTGACTTATTTGAGGGGAGGAGTTATACTAGACTCCTCCCCACCCCTTTATATTATGGAGTTATATTATGAATAGACAAGATAGCGCAAGGAAGCTTCCAAGAAACCTAACAGTTAGAACTGTATTTGGTGATATTGAAGTTAATACTAAAAAGTGTAACACCTGCCATGTTACAAAACCTGTTGATGCCTTTTACTTAAAGTCTAAATCTACAAGAAGGCACCCCGATTCTATTAGGGAGCAATGCATTACTTGTTGGGACATTAACAAAGGCAGGAAGTAATATCATGTTAGAAGATTATCTGTGGGTGGAGAAATACCGACCCAAGACTATTGATGAGTGTATTCTTCCTGATGAACTAAAGAAAACGTTTCAGCAGTTTGTTGATCAGAAGAATATTCCTAATCTATTACTGACTGGTGGTGCTGGTGTAGGTAAGACTACTGTAGCACGTGCTATGTTAGAACAACTTGATTGCGATTATATTGTAATCAATGGATCACTTAATGGTAACATTGATACTCTGCGTGGTGAGATTTCTCAATTCGCATCAAGTGTTTCCTTTAAGGGTGGTCGCAAGTATGTCATCCTAGATGAAGCTGACTATCTAAATCCGCAAAGCACTCAACCTTCTCTGCGTAATTTCATGGAAGAGTTTAGTCGCAACTGTGGTTTCATTCTCACTTGTAACTATAAGAACAAGCTTATTGCTCCTTTGCATTCTCGTTGCTCAGTTGTTGAGTTCAGGATTGCTAAGAAGGATAAGCCATCACTTGCTATGCAGTTCATGAAGCGAGTAATGGATATTCTTCAGAAGGAAAATGTTCCCTTTGAGAAGGATGTTGTTGCTGAAGTTATTGGTAAGTATTTTCCTGATTGGAGAAGGGTACTAAATGAACTACAAAGACATTCTGCGACTGGCAACATCGGACAAAGTGTTTTGGGCGGTCTTTCTGGTGATTCTTATAAGGCTCTTCTTGAAGCTCTAAAGAATAAGAACTTTAGTGCAGCTCGTAAGTGGTTGGGTGAAAACTCTGATCTTGATAGTGCTACTCTATTCCGTCACATGTATGATAATATCTCTGAGATTGTCAAGCCGGAGTCGATTCCCTATCTAATCCTACACCTAGCTGACTATCAGTATAAGGCAGCGTTTGTTGCTAATCCTGAGATCAACCTAGCAGCGTTCATTGCCCAAGTCATGAGTGACTGTGAGTTCAAATGACCGATGTATTCAAGGTCATGGTTAAAGCGAGTGATGTTAAAGAGCCAGTAGTCGAAGATCATAAGGTAAAGGCTCAATACAATCCATTCGACTTTATCAATAGCATCAATTCCCATAAGGATCTGTTCGCAGGAAGTGAGACCCCTGAGACAGTCGAGAAGGAATATACCCCCTGGATCGTTAATAAGGGGTTATCCTACTTCGCAGATACAGTAGAATCAGCTAACTTCGTCAATCGTTACCACCAGCTGGACAAGAAAGTACAGTATGATTATTTAATAAATACTATACGTTCTAAGAAGCGCATGAGTAAATGGTGGAAGAAAGAGGATAATAATGACGTTGAAATGGTGAAAGAAGCCTTTGGTTATTCCCAGAAAAAGGCTGAAGTTGCTTTGTCATTACTATCCCCCGAAAACCTTAAAGATATAAAAAGAAGATTGAACAAAGGTGGGTTGAAGAAATGAAATTATCTATTGATTCATTAATAGAGGTTCTGCTAAAAGAACCTGACGATTTCCTTAAGGTCAAAGAGACTTTAACACGAATCGGCATCGCTTCTAGAAAGACTAAGATTCTGTATCAGTCTTGCCATATCCTTCATAAACAGGGTAAGTATTACATTGTACACTTCAAGGAGCTATTCGCCCTTGATGGTAAGCCGACAGACTTTTCAGATAGCGATGAGGGTCGCAGAAACACTATTGTGAATCTATTGGCTGAATGGGGTCTTATTAAGATTGCTACTCCAGATAAGACCAAAGAGCCAGTAACTCCCTTGAGCCAGATAAAGGTACTGCCTTATAAAGAAAAGAGTGAGTGGGAACTTGTGACGAAATATAACATAGGACGATCTGGTTCTAAAAATTAATTTTGAAATGAGATATTATGGAACAATTTTGGGATCCTATTTACGGGGCAGTAGCTAGACCACCTAAAGATAACACCGTATGGATATGGGATGTAGTCGGAGATAACTTGTTAGTTGTCAAAATCCCTAGAGAAGTATCTTGGTTTAGACGTTTTAAAACTAAAATGATAATGGGAAGTAAGTGGAAGAGAGTAAAAAATAAATAACTGCAAGCTATTGACTTTATAACAGTGATAGCTTATATTAGTACTGTGCTGCCATTGTGGGGCACATAAGACAACCTTGCTATTTTAGGAGGCAATATGTATACTTCGTTCTCGCTTAATGCGAACACTTTCCCGCACCTTATCGGCTTCGAAAATCTCTTCGATAGAATTGATAAGATTAATAATCTAAATAAAAATCATTCCAATTACCCACCTTATAACATCAGTAAGTTAGATGAGCAAACTTATCTAATTGAGATGGCTGTTGCTGGTTTCAATGTCGATGATATTGACATCGAACTACAGAATGCTATTCTTACTATCGAGGGTAAACAAGAAACTGTTGATGATCTTGTTAAAGATGGTGTGTATAAGAAACATATCCATAAGGGTATTTCAGACAGAGCATTTAGACGCCAGTTTACTCTAGCTGAGAATGTTCAGGTTGGTAAAGTTAAGTTGGTGAATGGTATGCTTAACATTTATCTAGAGCATATCATACCTGATGAGTTGAAGCCCAAGAAAATCAAAATTGATAATGATGCTCCTTCAAAAAAGGAACTGTTGACTGAAAAGGTTTTCGGTAAGAGAGCTTCTTAATAAGTTCCCGCTCGGTAATATTTCATCGATTTATTATGTTTTTTGAAAGAAAGTTACCGAGCGGGAATATTTTTACAACCAACCAGCATACTGCTGTGTATTCTTGATGCGGTCTTCTAGACCAATTGTACCACCGTTTACTTTCTTGGTGACAGCAGTAATGGTAGCATCGTCTGTACCCTTATCGCATAGTTCCCAAATATGATTCTTTTCAAAGAACCACATGGCAGATTCAAAAGCAAGTTCTCCTGAAATTAGATCAGGATTGGTCATAATGTCTGGACGCTTACAGTAGTCAGAGAAGGCTTTGTAATTGTCTTTGCCAGTCAACTGTAGTGCGCCGCGACCACGATACTTGTAACCATCGCCAGAATGTTCATCGCCGTTGCCCATACGACCAGCGTATACTTTGTTAGCAATCTTTTCTGGTTGACGGGCATATGCCTCAGCCGAATGTAGATCAGGAAAATACTTGTGGAAAATCTTGGTTAGACCATCAGCAGAATAGTTTAGATTCTCTGAGAAGGACTTGAAATTACCAGACTCGTGGGCAGTCTGAGCGAAGAAGTGAGCAGCACGATTCTTTGATAGTTTATAGAAAGCAGTAGCAGCCTTGAAAGTGCCGGGACCCCAAGCGCCGTCTGCGGTGACACCAATTTTCTTCTGTAAATCAACTAATGACATATCATTCTCCGTTTTAGTATTAACTCTAATATTTATAAATACAGGTGAACCAATCAGGATTTACCATGAACAAGTTTAGAAGCTTCGTCCGGGAAGAGTTAGCATTAACGCTACAGTATCACGATACTCTAAACCAGCTTATCTGGGATGGCGAGAAAATGATACCTAAGATTCAGGATAGGCTCCTTCAGATTGGTAATATGTGGGCTGAGTTCGCCCATATCCCCGAAGATGCTATAAGAGACATCGTTCTAACTGGCGGTAATGCCAATTACAACTATACACCTTATTCTGATTTAGATGTACACATCCTTATGGATATGTCTAAGCTTCCTCATGATAAAGAGTTCCTAGCTGACTATCTTCTCGATAAGAAGATGCTTTGGGCATTTAAGCATCCCTCATTAACTGTCATGGGTTATCCTGTAGAACTATATGCTCAGAACTATAGAGATCCGGTTGCTTCTCATCAGGGTGTGTATTCTCTTCTTAAAAAGAAGTGGCTCTATAAACCTAATATAGAAAATCATCCTGACTTCGAAAACGATATCGCTCTTAAAGCTAAGATTGAAGAGTACATTAAGATGCTTGATACCGTTCTCTCTGAACCAGGTGATCATATGGCTGAGATTAAGAAATTAAAAGAAAAGTTTAGAGAGATGCGTTCAGCTGGTATTCATCAGTCAGGTGAGTTCAGCAATGAGAATCTTATCTTTAAAGAATTGCGTAATCGTGGATACTTTCAGAAGTTGAATGATTACCTACAAAAAACAATGGATACGCAATTAAGTCTTTACTAATTAAACGTTTTATAGTATACTGTATTTTGTCATAAGCCAGTGGGGATAGATGAATTTTTACACCAATGCATTTCAGTTGGGCAACCATATCTTTGTTCGCGGTATAGAAGGTGTTCGTCGTTTTAAGCAGAAGGTTGAGTACTCTCCCTTCTTATTTGTTTCCTCTAAAAAAGAAGATGCTGAATACAAAACGTTGACAGGATTACCTGTTGACAAGATTAACTTTGGCTCTATCAAAGAAGCAAAGGAATTTGTTGAGACCTACGACGGTGTTTCTAACATGAACATCTATGGTCTTGATAACTTCCTTTATTGCTATTTGAATGAAGAGTATCCTAATGAAATTCGTTATGATAAAGAACAGCTGAACATTGGCACACTGGATATTGAGGTTGAGTCTGATACAGGATTCCCTGATCCTGATAAGGCTGAAAAAGTTGTAACAGCTATTGCTATTAAAGTTAAGGATAGAGTTTGCGTATTAGGTTGCGGTGACTTTGTTAACAATGATCCTAACGTTGCTTATATTAAGTGTAAGGATGAATTTCATCTACTCATTAAGTTCCTTGACCTTTGGCAGCATTATGATCTTGATGTTGTTACTGGTTGGAGTATTGAGTTCTTTGACATTCCCTACCTTGTAAATCGTATCACTAAGATTCTTGGTAAGGATTATGTCAAGCGTCTATCACCTTGGAATATTGTTCATGACCAGCAAGTGACTGTTATGAATAAGACACGCACTGTTTACAATCTTCGTGGTATCTGCGTGCTTGACTATCTTGAACTGTATAAAAAGTACACCTATACTAATCAAGAGTCGTATCGTCTTGATCACATCTGCTCTGTTGAGATTGGTGAAGGTAAGACTGACTACTCCGAGTATGATAGTCTGTTTGATTTGTACAAGAAGAATTTTCAGAAGTTTATTGAGTATAACATTCGTGACGTTCAGCTGGTTGATAAGCTAGATAAGAAGCTTAACTTTATTGACCAAGCATTGACTATTGCTTATGATGCTAAGATTACCTTTGATGATGTATTCAGTCCTGTTAAGACATGGGACGTAATCATTCATAACTATCTGCTTGCTAACAAGGTTGTTATTCCTCCACGTAAGACTAGTGCCAAGGCTGAACAGTTTGCTGGTGCTTATGTTAAGGATCCTAAAGTTGGTATTCATGACTGGGTTGTATCTTTTGATATTAACTCACTGTATCCTTCACTGATTGTTCAATACAATATCTCACCTGAAACTTTTGCTGGTAGTATTGATCATAAGTTCAGCGTTGATGATTTACTTGCTGGTGTGCTTACGGATGATGTCATTCAAAAGAAGATGAAGGATGGTAACTACGCTATCACCGCCAACTCTTGTTTGTGGGATAGAAATATAAAGGGTGCGTTCCCTTCTCTTGTTGAGAAGATGATGGAAGAACGAAAGCTTTATAAGAAGAAGATGATTGCCGCCAAGAAGGCATATGAAAAAGAACCAAGCAAGAAATTATACAATGAGATTGCTCGTTGTAATAATATGCAGATGGCTCGTAAGATCCTACTAAACTCTCTCTATGGTGCATTGGGTAACAAATACTTCAGATACTTCTCCATTGAGTTTGCTGAAGCCATTACATTGACTGGCCAGTTTGTTATTCGTTGGATTGAAGGCAACCTTAATGAATACCTCAATGGTGTACTAAAGACTGGTGATAAGGATTATATCATTGCTGTTGATACTGACTCTAACTATATTAACCTTGGTCCTCTGGTTAAGAAGGTTGCTCCTGATAAGAGCATCGAAGAAACAGTTGACTTTGTTGATAAGATTTGTGAGAAGAAACTTGAACCTTATATTGATGAGTGTTTCCAAGAGTTAGCTAATCATACTAATGCATACACTAACTTCATGAAGATGAAGCGTGAGTCTATTGCTAACAAGGGTATCTGGACTGCTAAGAAGCGTTACATCCTAAACGTTTATGATAATGAAGGTGTGCGTTATAGCGAGCCTCATCTTAAGATGATGGGTATTGAAGCTGTTAAGTCTTCAACACCCGCTGCTTGCCGTGAGTATATCACTGATGCTCTAAAACTTATTATGAAAACAGATGAACAAACTGTACAAAAGTTTATTGCTGATCTGCGTATCAAGTTTAGAGATTTACCCTTTCAAGACATAGCATTCCCCAGAGGTTGCCGTGGTCTTGGTTATGATAAAGAAGGTTATGGTGATAAGAAAAATATCTATAAAGCGGGCACACCCATTCATGTTCGTGGTGCCTTACTTTACAACCATCTACTAAGTAACTATGAGTTGACCAATAAGTATCCTTTAATTCAAGAAGGCGAGAAGGTTAAGTTCTGTTATCTGAAAACGCCTAACTCTTTAAGAGAAAATATTATATCTGTTCCTGGCATACTTCCTAAAGAGTTTAATCTCGACAGTTATATTGATTATGATTTACAGTTTGATAAGTCATTCCTTGATCCTCTCAGCATTATCTTAGATGTTATCGGTTGGTCACCAGAGAAACGCGCAACATTAGAAGGATTCTTCTCATGAATAAAGTAGTAGTGGAGGTAGATAATTTTGATTTCGGTTTTACAGCAACAACATCTGATCAAATCGTTGCTCCTGTGGTACAAGACTTGCAAGTTAAGCAGCAGTCTATAGATGAAGCTGAACAAGTATTCAGCGACACACTAGAAGAACATCGGGAAAGGATAGACAATCTATTGAAGGCTATCACTCCTTTGCTTAACAATCTTGCTAAGGATGCTGACACTAAAGAGTATATTCACTGGCCAAATCGTAAGGCGAAGATTGAGGAGTTCAGAATAAAATTAAACAAAATTGCTGGAAAATAGATTGACTTATTTAGAAATTAGAGTATTATAGTTGATATGAGTGTATGAGGAGATATTATGAGCATTTTACAAAAACTAATGAAGACTTCAACGATTAAGGAATCAGATATTCTTTCTGATTCTAAGTTATTTGAAAAAGAGGATATGGTTCCCACGGCAGTGCCGATGCTTAACGTAGCATTGTCTGGTCGTCTCGATGGTGGATTAGTTCCTGGTATTACCATGTTTGCTGGACCAAGCAAGCACTTTAAGACTGCGTTCTCGCTTATGATGGTCAAGGCGTATATGGAGAAGTACCCTGATGCCGCACTGCTGTTCTATGACTCAGAGTTTGGTGCGCCTCAAGCATATTTTAAGACGTTTGGTATTGACACTGCACGTGTACTACATACGCCTGTTACCGATATTGAACAACTTAAGTTTGATATAACAGCACAATTAAATGGTATGGATCGTGGTGATAAAGTTATTGTTGTTATTGACTCTGTAGGTAATCTTGCTTCTAAGAAGGAAGCTGAAGATGCTCTTGATGGTAAGAGCGTTGGTGATATGTCTCGCGCAAAGCAGTTGAAGTCATTGTTCCGTATTGTTACACCGCATCTTAAGCTAAAAAACATTCCGCTTATTGTTGTGAATCATACCTATATGGAAATTGGTATGTTCCCCAAGGCTATCGTCGGTGGTGGTACTGGTGCATATTACTCTGCTGATAACATTTATATCATTGGTCGTCAGCAGGAAAAAGATAACAAAGAAGATGCTAAAGAGGTAACTGGTTACAGCTTTATCATTAACGTTGAGAAGTCTCGCTTCCTTAAGGAAAAGTCAAAGATCCCGATTGAGGTTTCGTTTGATGGTGGTATTAGTCCTTGGTCTGGTTTGCTTGATGTAGCACTAGAGTCTGGTCATGTTATCAAGCCAAAGAATGGTTGGTATCAAAAGGTTGATATGGAAACTGGTGAAATTGGTGACAAGAATTATCGCCAAGATGATACTTACACCAAGGATTTCTGGCTACCTATTCTTAAGGCTAAGTCGTTCAGAACCTTTATTGAAAATAAGTACATGATGGCGACTGGTAGCATCATGTCTGATCAAGAACTTAACGACATCTATGGCGAGGACTAATGCTAGAAGAAATCATCTTTTCTCACTTGCTCTTCAACGAAGAGTATAGTAGGAAGGTTATTCCGTTTCTTAAGAACGAGTACTTTCAAACTAGAACTAACAAAATTCTATTTGAATTGATTGACGGTTATGTTAAGACATATAACGTTGTTCCTTCTAAAGAGGCACTCAATACAAAGCTTCAGTCTCTTGATAACATCTCAGAAGATGAATTCAAGAGCTGTAGTGACATTATCACTAAGCTAGAGGCTGATCTTAAAACATCAGTTGATTGGTTATGTGATCAAACTGAGAAGTTCTGCCAAGAGAAGGCTGTATATAATGCTATCATGGATTCAATCAAGATCATTGATAAGAAAGATAAGAAGCGCGGCACTGGATCTATTCCTGAAATTCTTACTGAAGCTCTTTCCGTTTCTTTTGATACTAATATTGGGCATGACTTTATTGAAGATTCTGATCGACGTTATGACTATTATCATGTGAGGGAAGAAAAGCTTCAGTTTGATCTAGAATACTTCAATAAGATTACTAAGGGTGGTCTGTCAAAGAAAACTCTTAATATCATTCTAGCATCTACTGGTGTTGGTAAGACAATGTTCATGACACACTGTGCTGCTCATCATCTTACACTAGGTAAGAATGTTCTTTACTTAACTATGGAAATGTCGGAAGAACGTATTGCTGAGCGTATTGATGCAAATCTTATGGATGTTACCATTGATGACTTAAAGGAACTGCCTAAAGATGCATATGAAAAGAAGATGGTACGAATCAAGGGTGGTACTATTGGTAAGCTTATTGTAAAAGAATATCCTACAGCTGCTGCTGGCTCTGCTCACTTCCGCCATCTTCTTCAAGAGCTACGAATTAAGAAGTCATTCAAGCCTGATGTAATCTATGTTGACTATCTAAACATCTGTTCTTCTGCTCGTATGAAGATGGGTGGTGCTGTTAACAGCTACATGTATATTAAAGCCATCGCTGAAGAGCTACGTGGTCTTGCTGTTGAGTTTGATGTTCCTATTATCTCAGCTACTCAAAGTAATCGTGGTGCATACAACTCTTCAGACGTTGGTCTTGATAACACTTCTGAATCGTTTGCTCTACCTGCCACTGCTGACTTTATGTTTGCTCTAATTTCTACTGAAGATTTAGACGGGTTGAATCAGATTCTAGTTAAGCAGCTTAAGAATCGTTATGATGATCCCTCTAGCAATCGTAAGTTTATTATTGGTGTTAACAAAGCCAAGATGAAGTTTTATGACGTTGAACAATCAGCCCAAAAGGATATCCTAGATGGACCCACGACAAAGCATAGTGACAAGCCTGTTATGGATAATTCGTCGTTTGGTGAACGCTATGACGAAGAACAAAAAATGAGGTTTGTTACTAAGAAGGTTGGTCGTAAGGATTTTTCGGGAGTGAAGTTTTCATGATGTATAAGATTAAGACGTTTGGTAATGTGTTTGCTATTCTAGAAATTGAAAGTAATATGATTATCTTTAAGAGTAATGATGAAGGTGTAGTGAAGAGAATGTGTAAGAGTTTGAATGGTGGTTCTGGATTTGATGGACATACTCCACGCTTCTTTAGTCTGCTGTATACTCAAGTAGCATGATTGTAGTTTTCGACACAGCAGTTAATGTGAAGAGCAAGGAGGAGCTTGAGAGAGCTTGTTACTTCTTTGCTACTCAGCTGCTGACTGACGAAGAAATTGATCAGCTGAATATTGAAATTGATTTAAAAAAGAAGTTAGACAGCAGTGCTTTAGGATACTGCGAATCATTAGATGAAGGCACTATTCAAAGAAACTTTAGAATAGAATTACAGAGAGGTCTTACCTCTGAAGTTCTATCGTCACTCGCGCATGAGATGGTGCATCTAAAGCAGTATGTTCGTAATGAATTACGAGAGAGTGATAATTATCATAAGAGTCAGTGGCATGGAACTTTAATTGCTGATAGAGATGAAGATTATTATGATCATCCATGGGAGATAGAAGCCTATGGTCGTGAGGTTGGGTTAAGATACAAATATCATAGAACCTTTCCTAATAGAGTAGCAGGAGAAGTTATCTAGGAGGGGTGCCCGAGTGGCTAAAGGGGACGGACTGTAAATCCGTTGGTTACACCTACGCTGGTTCGAATCCAGCCCCCTCCACCACGACCCATTGATTTTGATAAAAAATAATGCTTGACTTTTATCGAAAAAGGGCGCATAATGGTTGTTGAAACTGATGAAGGAAACTTAATTTTGGAAAAGATTCACTATATCAATAAATTAAAAGCCATCACTGATGAAGGAAACTTAATTTTGGAAAAGATTCACTATATCAATCAATTAAAAGCCATCAAATCAGAAGCCTTAAAAATAGGGATAGATTGGCCGACCCAAAACCCCACAGAAGCCACTAGGGAAGAACTTAGAGACTTTCTGAAAGAGGTTCAGGAAGCTATCATAGAAAATAAAAATGTTTAGATTTCCTTACACATTCAAATTACACCCATTAGCGTATTATAGCGTAATCCGCACGATAGGTATGGTTATAGCATGTCAGCTTTCGTTTAGCACAAACCACTCATGGCTGTGGGCAATCCCCCAAACCTTCTTTGGTTGGGGATATGTATTGTATTGGGTTATAATTAAAGCGTTTGTTAATTAAGAATTGTTCCGTGGTAGCTCAGTCGGTAGAGCATCTGACTGTTAATCAGAGTGTCCCTGGTTCGAGCCCAGGCCATGGAGCCAAAATTAGGAGATGAGTATGACTAAACACGAAGAAGCCGAATCTATCCTAAGCAAGATTTACAATACAACTCTTGCGTTAGAGAATAGCAATAAAAATACTTGGGCTGAGAAGTATTGGGGTATTGTCAATCACAGGTTGCAGCGTCAGTTGCAGTCTAAACTAAATGAGATCGACAATCCTCAGCAGTGGATCCAAGTGGTACAGGTAAAATATTGATGTTCAAATTGTTATGTAAGCTGAGACTGCATAGGTGGGTCGCGGATTACCGTCCCAGTCGCTGCGACTACTATCCCTTCCCTATCCTCGTTCGCAAAACCTGTACGGTCTGCGGGAAGACTGTGTCGAACGAGGACTAAGTCCTTGATTTTGTTATATAAAAATAATGCTTGACTTTTATTCGATATCGACGTATTATGGTTGTATGGTGAGGTGAGGAAATGGTTCCTATCCCCATATTGATGGAGTTTTTTATTATGACTAGTTCTTTTAAGCGAGGCGACAAGGGTAAGATCGCCATTGAGTTGATTAATGCCTATCAGGCTCTGCCCCAGAACGAAGTAGCCTCTAAGATCGCCGAAGCTCTGGGTCTCCCCCAGGCTCGAGGCGTCGCCTACTATCGCTGGTACGTTAATAAGGGTCTGACCCAGGTCTCCGCTCCGGTTCGCGGAGAGAAGGCTCCTCGAGCCTCTAGGAAGGCTGGAGAGGCCAAGGCGAAGGTCGCCGCTACTCCTAAAGCCTCTTCGGGTCCGAAGGCTTCTAAGCCCTCCCCTGATCAGGTCCAGGCGTTCAAGGACGGTCTGGAGCGTGCTCGAGTCCGTGCCGAGCTGAAGGCTTCGGTTGATACTATGGTCCTGGATAGCCAGGTCGCCTAATAGGGTCATATCGGGTACAAAGGGTGGGGGAAACTCCACCCTTTTTGCTTGACTTTTTATCTCTTTTCAGGTACAATAAGTATGTAAAAGAGAGAGTTGTAAGAATGAAGAGTTTCAGAGAGTTCGAAAAAGATAATTTAGATCATACCCTATTCATATTCGATATCGATGATACTCTATTCAAGACGAATGCTAGGGTGTTCGTTAAGGATCCGAGTGGTAAAGTCATCGACCGACTAAACAATCAAGACTTCAATACTCATACGCTCCTACCGGGACAAAGCTATGAGTTTTCTGAGTTCAAAAATGCCAGTATGTTTGATATGACTAGTCGTCCTATCAAGGCTATGTTGGATATGGTAAAGCATCTTCAGAAAAAGATTGAAGGCACTGGTAGTCTGATCACCTTTATCACTGGTCGTTCTGACTTTGATAATAAAGAAAAGTTCTTGAACGTTTTCCGTAAGAGGAATATCGATATCGATAAGATCCACATTCATAGAGTGGGTAATGATCCGGGTCCGGAAACTATAGCAGTTAAGAAGGCCAAGGTAACTACCATGTATCTCGCTACTGGTAAATACAAGACAGCTGAGATGTATGACGACAGCAAAGAAAACTTAGAAGAGTTCAAAAGCCTTCAGAGTAGTTTTCCTGATGTATCGTTCTCTGCGTTTCAGGTGTTTCATAACGGAACGTCTAAACAGTTATAGGTTTAATTATGAAACGTGATGAAATATTTCCTACTATTATTTGGCATGATGTTCTTCCTATAGATAATTCTGTTATTCTATCTGGGTGTAAAAGGTTGCAAAAAGAAAGACCAATCTCAGCACGCAAAAGTAATGTTGGTGGTTGGCAGAGCAAAGATATTTGGTATAAAACTGTGCCAGAGTTTCATGAATTAGAAGAAATTATTCTTCTTCATGCAACTAAAATTTACGCAAATCAAATGAGAATGGATAGAAATTATGAGCTCTGGTTTCATACCATGTGGATCAATATAAATAAAAACAGAGATTATAATCAAACACACACGCACCCACGAGCTCTCTTGAGTGGAGCATATTATGTTAAGACTCCTAAAGATTGCGGAAAATTAGTATTCCCACGAAATTATGATGAAGTCAATTTTATACATGCATTTCATTCAAATATTTCCCAAGATGGAGAAGCTGATCTACACATGGGAACTAAAGAATATGAACCAAAAGAAAAAAAATTAATATTGTTCTTAGGAAATACTCCTCATTTCGTGCAACCAAACAACAGTAATGAAGAAAGAATATCAATTTCTTTCAATTTAGAATGTAGAGAAAAAAAGCCCCGTTAGCTCATCCGGTAGAGCAACGGTTTTGTAAACCGTAGGTGGTCTGTTCGAGTCGGACACGGGGCACCAACTTTTATTATGGATACCACATGCATATAATGCCAGCCTATTTTACGACAAGCAATTTGAGTCGTCGTAAATCTAAAAAGAAAACGCAGAAGCAATTGAAGGCTGAAGCTGATCATGAGAAGTTTCTGAAGAAGCTTGGATATAAACCTTCTGACCAATATCCTACGTTAGAAGTTCGCCACAAGCATACAGTATTAGAAACTAAACAGCTTCCGGCGACTTCTGATTCCATTCCTGGTCACATGGCTAAGAAGGAACCTATGCAGTATTCTGGTAAGCGAGAGCTACTAGGTATTGCTACAATGCACAAGAGCAATATGGTTCCAGTTTTTGCTGACAACAAACAAGTAGCTATCGATATCGCAAGGATGAGACGATGACAGATTGCAAGCTATCGTGCGACTTATAAATAAAGAGAAGGAACGCATCAGGTATCTCTCAGAGAAGCTTGATGACGTTATCGGAGAGTGCCACAGTAAAGATGACATCATAGCACTGTCCTCTTTGTTTTTGGTATATGCTAGGAAGCTTCTCGCTTTCGGAGCATCTGATGAACAGCTTAGTGATGACTTGATTTTTTATTATATTTCTAATAAGATGTATACCAAATCAGGAATTAAAAATGAAAAACTTTAAAGATTTCGCTGAAGCCACTGAGAAACTCGAGAGCATTGCTATTGAAGTTCTTGGTATGGACAGTCAGTGGAGACGAGTCGGTGGTGGTATCTTTAATAGACCACAGTCTATTGCTCAGGCACTAGACAGCACCAAGAAGCGTTACCCAAAGAATCGTGTGCGCGCTGTAGGTCAGGACACAAGTAAGTTTTATGATATGCTTCCCTAATAGGAGATATGTATGAGTTATGTGACAACAAAAATGCTTGACCTTGATCTTAAGAAGATGAATAAAAGCTGCCATAAGATGTATCTTTTTATTAAAGAGAATTTTACACCTGATGGTAAGACAGATTATAGTGGCCAGAGTACAATGACCACAAAGTTATACTCTCAGTATAATCTTATGATGTATCCTCAACCAGAGTTTCATGAATTGTTTTTAGAAATTCAAAAATATTTTCATGAAATTGCTAATCCGACAGAACCACATTATGCTCAGTTCTGGTTAAACTTCTATACCAATGGGGAATATATTGATTGGCACCACCATTGGCCAATGAGTTATAAAGCTTGGCATGGATTTTATTGTGTCAATTCAGAAAATCCTGAAAGCAAAACAACCTACAGAGTTCCTCCTGCTAATGGAATGCAAATAAAAAATCCTGAGAAGCATGAAGAAGTTGAAATCATCAGTAAGAACAACCTTCTAGTCATCAGTCCAAGTGCTGGTGATCAACATAGAAGTTGGCCATGGGAAGGTAATGGTGAACCAAGAATCACAATTGCTTTTGATATTGTACCAAGATCACAATTCAACAAGCAGGGCAATCCCATACAAAAAAATCATTGGATCCCAATTTAACATTAAGTTTAATGCTTGACTTATTTGTTATTATACGCTAGAATGGTTGTATGATTGAGACTATAGAAGTTCGTAATCCTACTCGTCCTAGTGCTCGCTATGCGGGTATGCCGGAAACGTATAAACTTACTGGTGAGATTATTCCCAACCCTAGATGGGCTGGTCCTGATAAGATTGCCATGATGGTTGCTGATAGATACACTCCATTGCGCATCATCCAAAAATCAAACATCATCGGTAAATACTATGAACCAAAGATCGTAGCTCCAGTCATTAAGACTTGGAAGGTCTCTGGTTCGAAGAATAATACCTATGAAGTGACTGCTGATGCGGGTATGTTTAGATGTACCTGTGTTGGTTTTCAGTTTAGACATGATTGTAAACATATCAATCAGGTGAAAGCAGCATGAATAATTATTTTCAACCAACCATATGTTGGATAAAGGAAGACTGGCGCAGTGATAAGTTTCGATTCTTTATTGAAATACTCGCTTGGGTTATTTCTGTTGGTTGTAGTCTTACAATGGCTCTCACCGTCCCCAATGCTCCCCTCCAGTTCATATATCCTTTTTGGATTGCTGGATGTGCTATGTATGGTTGGGCTGCTTATACTCGTCGCTCTTTTGGTATGCTGGCTAATTATATGCTGATCGTTTCTATTGATTGCGTTGGGTTTACGCGAATTATACTAAACAGTCTTACAGGATATTAAAATGGCAAAGCTGAAACCGAAGTACATGACCTTTGAGAAACAGTTTATTGGTGAAGAGCCAAGACTCAAAGATTGCACTAACCAAAGTGAAGTGATCAAGGCACTAAATTGGTACAATTACAATTACAATGTTGATGACACTGTTAAGTGGTTGTATGAATATGTTGATAATCGTAATACAACT